ATTTATCGTTTTTATATAAACAGTTGCCCATAAAAATACCCGACCTAAGCCGGGTATTTTTATATTACAGATCAAGTATATTATTGTATACCTGCTAGTTTTTTCCAATCATTTACTGATTCAGTGATCATCCTTGACTCATTGACATCAGTTACTCCTTTTGATACTGTACGATTTAGTTGACTTGCAACGACAGGGATAGTTGTTTGACCAGTCTGTTTACGCTTGTTCAAACCACCGCTGATGATGTTGGTCATAAAGTCGATATCTGCTTCAAAAGTATCATCTGCGCTGTTAGCGTAAGATTCGTCTACTTTATCTTTATCTTTCTCGTCATCATATTCGATATCTTTCTTTACTTCTTCACCAGCTTCTTCTGCTTTATCATCTTCTTCTGCATCTGATTCTTCTCGGCCGCGGTGTTCGTGATCAGCTTTATCAGCTTTATCTTCTGCCGAATCTTCGTCGCCGTCAGGATCTTTGTAATAACCTTCAGTGGTACTTGAATATACTTGTCCTTCTTCTTCATCTGCACCTGCATCAGCAGTAGCTAATGCTTCATCACTACCTACTTGTCCTGCAACATCAGCATCAGTATTATCAGCACCTGAATCAGGAGCATTAGCTTCAGCTACTTCAAATTCCTGTTGATCTTCTGATTCAACTTCATCTACTATTTCCTTATCGCATTTACACTGACTTTCCATATAACCGCATTCGTTACATGAACCTTCTTCATGAGAATGACCTTCTTCATCTTCATAATCACTGCTAGATTCAGCTCCGATATCTTGACCAGTTAATTTCTTCATTAGAGCCATCATACCATCATGATCATCAACTACTTCAATTCCACCTGGTGCTTGAGTTGAGCCTTGTGGAGCGCCATAACCAGCTTTTTCTTCTCCACCAAATAGACCTAAACCAGTAGATTTTATAATTGATAGTAACTGATCTGCTTCACCGTCTTGTGCTGATACCGACACTGAATCAGGAGCACCTTGCTGACCTTTAGAGATTGATACAGTCATGCCCTCAGCTACTTCTTCACCTTCTAGTATAGCACTTAACTTAGAGTCTAATGATTCAAAAGCAAATTCATCCAAAACATCACTATCATGCATTGTCTGTCCAAATGCCTTGAAAGTATCTCCTGGCTTACGTGCTTGTTGTTTAATCCATTCACCGCGACTTACTTCGTCTAACTCCGGTGTATGTGCTCCAAAACTTGCCATATCATCTACTTCTGAACCAGGGCCCATTTCACCAACTAATCCGCGGATAGGAATCTGACCGTAACATTCATCAAGACCTTGCTTGTATCCTTCATGATACATACGTGACTCTTCCATATCATCGTGACGGCAGTTATATGCCTGTTTAGCTAATCCATGACTTTTACCTTCATGATATGCTGCTTTTAGGTTATGTTCCATGCCTTCGGACATACCACGTTTGTTCTTCATTGCATATTCTCCTTTGTTTTCTAAAGCAGTATCGCTTCTTCCACCACCGCTTAGCGGGCTTGCTTGTGCAAAGTTTTGTGGAGCTTCTGCTTCATGCATCTTACCTAATGTTTTTGCAAGTTGAGCCTGCTTTTCTGTATTAGCAGGATAATCTTTTTTGTTTGCTAATACTTTATTAGCAAATTCTTTAGCAGTCATTCCGTGTGATTTTGCTTTTTTAGTAAATGCACCAGGATGCTTTACTGCACCTTGAATCCATTTATCACCTTCTTCTTTCATAGGTGCAACTTGTGAGCCTGCACCAGTAGCCGGAACTGCACCAGTTGTTGGCGCTGCGCCTGGCTTCTGCATTGATAGTGTACCGTTTTTAGCGGCAGCTATTACTGCTGGATCACTAGTAGTGATTGCTGATGCAGTTGGGTTAGCAGGATCTTTTATTAAGAATGCTTGCTTTGTTGCCATTTGCTGTTGTTGTTTTTGTTGCGTGGAAGCAGGGATAGGTTGAACAGCTAATCCAGCTTCATTAACTAATTCTTTATCTAATTTATCAAACCAACCTTTAAGGCTCATGCTTTCGCCAACTGGTTCTTTATCAGATGTTTTGTGTTTAGTAGTTACTTTGGCCTTACCTGAAGGTTTGCCTATACCCATAGCTTTTTGTAGGGAATCTGAACTATATTTCTTATTGTCTGTATCGGCACCGGTAGATGTTCTAGTAGAAACTTCTTTAGGAGGACGGCCTCGGCCACGCTTTTCACCAGCTGGCTTGTCTTTCTTGATCTTTTTTCCATCTTCATCTTCATCATCGTCATCCTGGCGTCCATATCCACCTGGTTCAGCAGTATGTACTCTACCACCTTTGACTTCTTTAGTGGCTTCATCTAGTTGGTCAAGCGACCTAAGTATATCTCTAAATTCCATTTTGTTTTCCCTTATTTCACAGCCATAGCGCCAGTTCTTGGCTTTGGTGGCATTTTAATGTTTGTCATTGGACTCTTATCACCTAACTTCTTATCATCTAGATACGGTTTGAATGGATCAAACGCATCAGGTGTTCTTGGCCCAGCGTATGGTATGTTAATCTTAGAATCTTTAGCTTGATCTTTGATCGAGGTGAGATATGAATCAGCATATGCTTTGCCGGCTTCTTTACCATTATCTGGCATCTCTTCATGCGTCAATACAGGACTTTCTCTCATCTGATTAGCATAAAGTTCTGATTCCCCGTTGATACTATCATCAAATTGAGAACTAACTACTCTAACCATATTGACATTATATCCTAGCAATTGTGCTATTTGTTGAATCATAGGTTCAGTTGCTGGGTATCTAAACTCAGCTTTGAATATTGTTACTGATTGATTCTCTAGGTTAGGAAAACCATAAGGATCTTTCTGTATAGGTGTAGAAATTGGATCAGAAATCTTAATAGGATCAAACTTGTTCAAGTTATACTTGAACATATCTAAAAAGTTCTTATCTACTTCTCCAGCAATTTTTATAGTGTAATTATACGATCTTACACTTTCTACAATATATTGTTTTAGTGAGCGCATCTATTTGTCCTCATATAGATTATTTATCATTGTTCGTTAGATTTGACAGACAACAACTTTAGTAATTCATTACGATCTAGCGTCTTACCTTCACCTAACGGTGTATTATCAAGTTCTTCTGCGTTAGCTTCATTCTTCTGATCTAAGACCGCTTTCTTTAGTTGCAGTTCAATCATTTTGATTTTTTTGTTTAATTTTGCTGTTTTAGCAGTAATAGCATGACCTAACATAGCTCCTGCACTGTTGAATATCTCACTAGCAAATCTACTATCTACTTGCATACCAAGATCCATCAAGTCTTTATAACTACCGGTTGCCATAGATGCTAACTCATCTAATTCATTATCACCTGCTTCTAATCCACGAACTTGTGGTAATGCATTTTCTATCTTTTCTAGGTTATTCAATGCTTCTTCTGTGATTTGTCTTGCATTTTCAGGTATAGGTGTAGTTAAGTCTGTGGTATCACCTTGTGGTAACGCAAAAAGTTCTTCTAGTCGCTTTGTCATGCTTTATTTATTGCCCAATTAACATCAGCTTATCTTTTGCTTTTTGGTTTACCATTGTAAAATAAATCCTCTTCAGTTATTACGCGAAAGGTACAACCTTTAGATTTACACCAAGCTGAACAGGCAGCCCATTTAGCATGATTTATAGCTACAACTGCTCTATCTTTAGCGTTAGTAACTTTGCTCTCAATGATACTTTGTTTTTTAGGTTTGATCTCTACTACTTCAGTAATTTGCTTACCGTGTTTATTCAGATATACCACTAAAAAGTCTGGGATATAGTTGGTTGGTTTTCCAGTAAAGGGATGACGATAGGGGACTACAATTGATTCACTAGCCCAATTAAGTATGTTCTGATTTGAATCTAGGAACATCATGAATGTAAGTTCCCATCCCGATCTATATCTAGGTTTATTATTGCCTAAATATTTTTTGGGATTTTTAGGAACATAAGTTCCTTGTGCCCAATTACCCATATTATTGTACTATGTTACGGGATACAGGTTGGTTCGATCTAGGTTGTATACCGATACCATATAATGTAGTTTTAGACTTGAAGCTATTCAAATAGTAAGCTAGGATTTGATTCATCTCCATCTTTTTAGTACCTTTGATTTGATCTAATAAAGCTAAGGCACTTTGTTTAGTTTCTTGTGCTACTCTGAAGAAAACTGCTGTGAAATTATTTGCTATTTGTATAGTATCACATATTGATACAAAATAACCATGCACTATATCATACTCATTTGGATTGATGATAATGTTAAGGTCATAGAATGCATCAAAAATCTTGATAGTATTATCTAACGAATTTCTATTGTCTATTATTTGTGGCATAATCTTTTATGGGTTAGTTGTTCCTGCATTGGTAGTATCACCAATGGGTTGTGGTGCTGTTGCAGTACCTTGCGGTGCACCGGCAGAACCTTGATTGTTAGGTGAAGATCCATATATAGGTATATTCACACGGACGTTTCTAGTTACTGATACACCATCTGTAATTGCTTTACCTAAACCTGCGGTTACTTCTGATTTAATAATCGATGATAGATTAGTTTGAGGGTTGGAGAAAGTATTATAAGTAGTACCAGCAGCTTGAATTGCACCTATAATATCACCATTCTGTAATGCGCTGACTACTCCATTTGCTCCATCAACTAATCCGCCTTGACCTAATATGGTAGCATTTGAACCTGGTCTGGCTATAGGGCTAAGTGTTCTATCATAATTAGCATCACTACCAAATCCTGGAACTTGATTACCAGGAGCATTACCTGATAATGCTCCGGTATTATATAAGACAGTCTCGTAATTGATACTCATCTTATTTTCCATAGTTCCGGCACTTTCTGCATAACTGTAAGTATCATGATCAAATCTAGTAATGATTGGATTTATCAACGTATATGATGCCCAATTATGTTGATTGAATCCAAACACAGTTATATTTTTAAAGAAGGGTACTTTGACTCCTGTTGGGTTTGACAACACAGGTTGACTATTATATCCCCAACTTGCGTTATTAGTTATAGAAGGGTCATATTGATTTCTCTTATTATACTCGGCTAATGTTGGGATAGTCTGTACTCCTCCGGGACCCGTTGAAGGAGTTATAGGAGATCCTCTAGCACCTGAAAATACTACACTGGCATTTTGTCCATCATAATAATAATAATTATAATAGGCTTCCCATAATCTTCTAATCATGCCACCTGAAGTAGTGCTATTGACTGAACCACCATTATCATCATGAAATGAAATGTCGATAGGTTCATATTTTATTTTAGTCTGTACAATACGTTTACGATTATACTGATTAAGTACATGAGTATCAAAAGAGAAAGAAGGTAACTTGATAGTCTTTACTGCTAACGCAAAATTATTACCATTATTTTCATTTTGCGCATATGCTTCTGTATTGATATCGAAATATACATGAAATAGAAACTTTAATTTAGGAGCATTCTGATATGCATTGGGCCTAAAAGTTTTAGCAGCATGGGTATAATCACGAAGGTAGTCGCTGCCGAAAAAAGTTCCGGCAGCACCATTCAGCAAGTCTTGGAAAAATCCAGCCATGAACTAGATTTTCTTTACTTT